TCCATCACCTTCTATCCAGACTGGAAGCGATTCGGTGGTCCGGGTGACTTTTTGAAGCTGGTCGAGAAGCGTGCGTGGGACGCCGCCATGTGGTGCTCCAAGGCTCAGATCTATTTCAATAAGGAATTGCTCACTGTTCCTAGTCTCGAGGACTATGCCAAGATGCATGGGCTCACGAATGTGGCCAAGATGCACTCTGAAAACTTTGATGTGGTCGTAGGCCACTCGCAGTCAGGTGCTTTCCAGCAGGTTAGCTTCGTGAATGGCATCGCCACGACCAAGGGTGGAAATCACGTCGATAAGATTACCAAGTTAATTTGCGACGAAATTGTCAAGGACAAACGCTGCGTGACACTGAAGCCCGCTCAGATCAAGTCGGCACTCTTTGTGTTTGTACGGGCAGTGGTAATCAATCCCACTTTTTCTAGTCAAACCAAGGCGGAATGTACATCCAAAATTACAGATGAGATTAATTTGAAACCAAAATTCGTGAAGGATATTTTGGCCACTGGTGTCATTGAGGATCTCTTGGCTCTCGGTCTGGCGAAGGTTGAGAAGGAGCTCAAGAAGACCGATGGCTCCAAAAAGTCGCGCATCACCGGCGTGCCAAAGCTGGACGACGCCAACTGGGCCGGAACCCACCGCAGTCAGGAATGCACCCTCATCATCACGGAGGGAGACTCGGCCAAGGCGTTGGCTATCGCCGGTCTGAGCGTCGTAGGTCGCAATCAGTTTGGCGTCTTCCCCCTGCGTGGCAAGCCGCGCAACGTCCGTGACGCCACCATCAAGCAGGTGACTGACAACGAGGAGTTCTCCAACCTCAAAAAGATCCTCGGTCTTCAGCACGGCAAAAAGTACGGGTCACTACGTGAGCTGCGCTACGGCCGACTCATGATTATGACCGACGCCGATCTGGATGGGTCGCACATCAAGGGCCTGGTTCTGAACATGTTCCACGTGTATTGGCCAGAGCTCATCCAACTTGGCTTTGTGGTGAGCATGGTGACGCCTGTGATCAAAGCTGGAAAGCAGTGGTTCTTCACAGAGGACGCCTTCCGCGAGGCGGCGCCGTCTGGCCCGGTCAAGTACTACAAGGGTCTCGGCACATCCACGAGTGCAGAGGCCAAGGAATACTTCAAGAAGATTGAGCAGCTCACAGTAGCTTTCAATTCTGATCCTAAATTCAACGAGTCAATGACACTAGCTTTCAGCAAGGCGCAGGCGGATGACAGAAAGCACTGGCTGACTCAGCACATGGCCGCACCTCCCCCGTGCGTCAAGTATGGATCCGTGAAGAACCTCACAGTGACGGACTTCATCTATCACGACATGGCCAACTTCAGCGCCGAGGACATCAAGCGCAGCATCCCTCACGTGGCGGACGGCCTCAAGCCCAGTCAGCGCAAGGTGATTTACGCCTGCCTCAAGAAGAACCTCGCGGCGGACATGAAGGTGGCTCAGCTTTCCGGCTACGTGGCGGAGCAGACGGCTTACCATCACGGCGAGGCCAGCCTACAGGGCACCATCATCAATCTGGCCCAGAATTTCGTAGGGTCGAACAATCTGAATCTACTCGAGCCCTCGGGACAGTTTGGCACGCGTCTGGCTGGTGGCAAGGATGCGGCGAGCCCCCGTTACATCTTCACGCGGCTCGCACCTTGGACGAAGAAGATCTTTGACCCGAGCGACAATGCGGTGCTCAAGTACGTTCTGGATGACGGGCAGCAGGTGGAGCCAGAGTTCTACTCGCCTATTGTGCCGATGATTCTTGTGAATGGCGCCGAGGGCATCGGGACGGGGTTCAGCTGCTACGTGCCGCCGTTCGACTACGAGGCCATCAAGACAAACATCCTGTGCGCTCTGGACCAGGTGGCTATGGTGCCGATGAAGCCGCACTTCAAGGGATTCAAGGGCAAGACGGAGAAGATGAAGGATCACACGTGGGTTCTGAGCGGTGTGGTGGCCAAGGAGGGATCGCAGCTGCACATCACCGAGCTGCCTCCAGGCCGGTGGATCCAGGACGTCAAAGAGCACCTGGATGAGCTGGTTGATAAGGGCACGATCCAAAAGTACGAAAATCACTCCAGTGAAACTCAACCAGACTTTCGCATCTGGGGCTTTGGCGGCGACGATCCTGTGAAAGAGCTGGGACTGACCAAGACTATTCACACGAGTAACATGTATCTGATTGGACCTAACGGGGCTGTGAAAAAGTACAATAGTCCGGAGGAGATTCTAGTTGAATACATTGAAATTCGAATCAAAATTTACAAGAAGCGCAAGCAGCACCTTCTGAACCAGCTCGACGAGGAGATTCAGTGGCTGACGGAGAAGGCCCGCTTCATTCGTGACGTGGCGGTGACTCCGCGCATGCACATCTTCAACATTCCCCTCGGGAAGATTCATGAGCAGCTCCGGCGTGAGAAGTACGCCGAGACCATCTGGCCCAAGCTGCTAGACATCAAGACGTATCAATACACGAAGGAGGAGGTTGATAAGCTGCAGGCTCTGTGCCGTGCCAAGGCGGCCGAGCGCGATGCACTCAAGGCGACGAGTGTGGTGCAGTTGTGGAAAAATAACCTGTCCAATTTGTAGAGGATGGAACTAAATCCGATTACACAATTCCAGAAGGTTTTGGAACTTGAAAGACATTTACAAAGGAAATTGGTGGATGCCGTGACGCCACCACCCCCGCCACCACCGCCAGAGCCAGCCGCCAAACCAGTGCCAATTCCAGTTCAAATTAGTGGGTTCTTTATGGCGACGTCATCGAATGTGGTGACCTTCTATGTGAATACTACATGGCCTCTTCTTACGGCCACTATGAAGGCTCCTATAGGCAATGGGTGGCGTGCTTATGGTATTACAGGTCTGATGGGCAACGTCATTGTAACAAAAGTCAGTGAAGAGCCGGGCATAAAGAAGCTTGGCGAGCAGAATAGCGAGGCTTACATGTGGTCTTTCGAGTGTCAGACGGATACCGAGCAGAATTTAGAGGGAGCCCAAGGCGTGATTGGCGCCACCTTGTATCCACCGGACGCCAGTTCTCTCGTGACCAACTCCATCACTGGGGCCTTGTCAGGATTCTACTATGTATCACGCAACGTTCCTAGTTTCTACATAAAAGGGTCGGTGGTTCCCCTTATGTTCGGTGAGGGATGGAGCGTATCTGGAATCCCAGGCCTTACGGGCAACGTCACAGTCAAGCAGTTTGTGACCATATCAGGCCGCGTCACTGAACTGTGGTGGTACGATTCATATATAGTTCTGAATACAGATTCTATTCCTGAAAATACTGGACTACCAATTCCAGTTGAAAATATAATTGTGAAACAGCCACCTGCTCAAGCCAAGATTATTGGAGCGAACGTCCAGTACATATCCGAAACTTCTAATGTGACTATGATCGAGATGAATACTAAACTCAAGATTGCAGGGGGCGCGCCTTTACGAGAGTTGAACACAGACATCAAGGAGGTGAAGATATTTCAGGATGAATACAAGGAGATTACTAAGCAGGGGTACAACTCGGGCACCACCATGTCCCTTTACGCTGTGGGCCCCCAAGAGAAATACACACGGGGTGAGGATGATAGTATTTTTAATGCGAAATTTCCACAGCATAGCAATTTCGTCATGTATCAACGCAACGTGCCCATCTCAGGTAACGTATTTCTTGGGCAAACTATCACAATAGAGCTCAAACCAAAGGAACTTGGGGATTTACTTTGTAATATGTACCTTCAGTGTTCCTTGCCAGCGCTTACGGGATCTTCCAACGCATATACCAACCAGGTGGGGCGCGCGCTCATAGCTCAAGCCGACTTTATGATAAATGACACGGTGATAGAGACGGTCTATGACGATTGGTTCTTTATCCGTGATCAGGTGTTTCTCGACGCCGATGAGCAGCAGTCCATGTTTTCAGCAGTGAATGGGGCGTCAGCATCCAATGTGAGCCCCACGACCACGCTCAACATGATAATACCATTTGAATTTTTCTTCTGTAGAAGACACTCGTACGCAAATAAAGGACGCGAGAGACTGCGACGCCCTTACCTGCCACTGTGTGCCATATCTAATCAGAGAATCTATCTCAAAATTAAATTCAATCCGTGGGTATGGATCACAAATGACTTGGCCGTCTCGAGAAAAGACATTATTAATCCAAGTCTAATTTTGGAGGAAATTAAACTGACGGATGCCGAGAAGCTTTACTACCAATCGACACCTCAGAGATACGTCATTAATAGGGTCCAGAAAGAGTCGGCGCTGCCATTTACAGACTCCAACCCTCAGATTCAGCTCACCGCCAGTTTTCCAGTGCAGATGCTTATTTGGTTTATTCGCAATCGCAAGTACGAGTCGATAGCAACTCCGACAGGCGCACCCTCTGGTCTTTATTATGATTCACGGTACATTTATGGATACACAACCCAGTATATTCAGACTGCCGTGCCTTTGACTTTCGTGTCCGGTACAACATCTTTTATCGATGTGATTGACACTGCTAAGATTGTGTTGAACGGAATCGACATTTCCAGTACATTCAAGGGCTCGCTCTATTATTCATTCAAGCAGCCCATGGAACACGGTCTATCGGTGCCGGCCAAGAATATTTACATGTATTCATTTGGTTTAAATCCTAAAGAGTATAATTCAGGTGGGTATATCAACTTTTCCAAGCTGAATTCCCAGACTACTAAACTGAACCTGTCATTTGTACCTGCGTACGCGTCTCAGCTGATTCAGGGGTATCAATTGTATGTGTTTTATTATGGCTACACGATTTTGGAGATTGCGAATGGGTCCGCAAGACTTCCTTTTGCTTGATGAGGTATGAGATAATTCCATTCGTGATGCACCAACGAATGAAGTTTAACTGGGCTACGGTTGTGGTGATGCCCTGAAATTCAATGCGCTCCGTGCGGCAGAAGGGATCGAAGAGCTTCTTCGAGTAACCATCGAGCGACGACTTGTAAGCCACATGCACCGTGAAAATCTTGCCGTTAGGCGCCGTATATGTGATGTGACGGGCCTTGGAGTAGTTGGTCACAAACCACTCCAAGTTTCGAAGTGAAATTCCCTTGTTGTGACAGAGAACATCTCGCAACTGATCAGAGTTCTCTTTCTCCGAGAAAAATCGGGTAAGACTTTCTAGAAGAAGGTCAGATTTACTCATTGATATTTTAGGTTCTTAAATGTTTAAGCGACTTCTAGCCTCCAAATTCCAAACAACTGGTTCTGTCTCTTTGTGTTTGGCAGGTTCTCCAACTGGCGTCTGTGGGGCCTGCTTTTGGTGAAAGTTACAGTACCCATTCAACTTGGGCTCCTTGAGACACCTCGCCTTGCTCTTCAGCTGCCCCTTACAGAACCTGCACTCAACGTCAGCCGTATCTTCCACAAGCCGCGTCAGGGGAATAGTGTAGAGCTTTGCAATCACCTCGAGTGACTTGCGAAGACGCAGAGCAACGCGCCGATTCACCTCCTCTTCGATCATATCATTGATCTGTTTCTCCATACTAAATTAGCGTCCTTAATTTTTAAGCCCGAAAAAATCTGTAATCTTCTTGACCTTTGGAGCGAACAGGAGATTCGCCGTGTCGCTGCCTAGTAGAGGCTCGAGCAGATCGCATACCGGTTTCTTGAGTTGGTTGGTGAAGTAATACTGGTAGTCTATCTTGATCCCGTTCTCCGCCACCCATTCAGGGTCCTCGGCCTTTTCATACATCTTGGCGTTTTTAGGGCCTTCCACGATTACAAACTGTACGCGGTCTCCTTGCTGAGGCTCCGAGCCTGGGCTACGCTTCTTGATTTTGTCACGCACCTCCACGTGAGGCATCTTGACCTTGTAGGACGAAGCCAACTGCTTGCTCATCATCAGTTTATCAGTGGGCACCTCCCCTCCAGTAAGAGCCTTTGCGGCCGCCTTGGCAAACTCCACCGGAGGCCGTGGGTCGTCGCTCTCGAGAATCATATTCAGGAGGGATTTGAGCGTCTCGCGCACGTACTGACAGCTGTCTCGGCGGACAACCTGCAGGCCCTTGACGTCAATCTTTTTGAAGGCTATTTCACCCTTCTTATTCTTCTCATACATCTTGGCTGCGTATCGCTTTTTCGAATACAGGAAATACGGACAATAGACCTTCTCGAGCTCTAGGTCGTTCGGTGCCTTGAAGAGCTTGGTGCATTCGGCAGCGGCGCGCTCTCCGAGTTCCCAGCTGTAATCGATGGCATCCTGACCCTTGCGACCCTGTGTGTCGAACTCGACCATCACAGAGTCTGTGTCGCCGTACCTCACGTTGGCTCCCGGAAAGTTCGCCTCTACGTAGTTCTTGGTCTCCTCGATCATCTGTCGTCCTCGCATAGTAACCGTTGATGCGATGGCGAGAAGCGGAAGCATGCCCTTAGACGCGCCAGTAAATCCATATATACTATTCATAGAAATCTTGTAGGCCAGTTGCTGACCGTTATATACCGCCTCCATAGGCGTGCCTTCTGCCGCAGCCATCAACTTCTTAGCCTTCTTGCGGAACGCCTTCAGGTCAGTCAGAATGGATGGGAGGAGAGATGGTACGTTCTGTGCGAATCTGAACGGCCCAAACTGCTCGTACTCCACCCCCTCGAGGTTGTCGAATTGAGGATCCATCACAAGCGACGAGTAGCACAAGTTATGTGCGCACATGATGCTAGGGTACAGGCTAGCAAAGTCAAGCGCAGTGATTGGTGTGTAGTAAGCGCCAGTCTGGGCCTCGAGGACGGTGGCTCCTTGGTACTTGTCGTCCGACGCTGAACCAGGAGGTGCGCGGAACACAGGGATGATGAAGCCAAGCTCTCTCGCCTTGAACGCCATCTGACTAAACACCTTGATTTGCTGCCCTCTCTCACTCAGAAATGCAAGTGGGACCCAGCACGCCTTGGCCATCTCAATTTGGTTCTGAATTTGACAGAGTTTGTCCAATAGTCTGAGAGGAAGAGCCGTGTCCTGCATACAGTACTCGGCCACCTCGCCAAGTCTCTTTGGGTCCCCCTCGGCGTACCGACCGAAGATCTCTTTGACCGGCATATCGTGCTTCTGATCTTTGAGGAAGTGCTTGCTGACGTTGTTTAGGGAATAAGACTCGAGCTTGTGCTCGCGCTTGACATCCTGGAAGAAATCGAACACGTAACGCCCGCGCATGGGAACCATCTTGAGCATGTTGTCACCTAGTGCGCTAGAAGACAGATTCTTTGTGACGAGTTCGACTGGAGAGTCCTTGAACCGACCCCACGTGGGAGCCAGGTTATTCAGGGTGCAGCGCACGAGAAGAAACTCCAGATCGAACCCGAAGATGTTCCAGCCAGTTATTACATCCGGATCAACCTCTGTGATGTACTGCTCGAACCTCTTCAGGAGAGCCTTCTCTGTCTTGAAGCTTTCACAATCTGGCGCGTCCGTCTGCTTGAGGCACAGGCAGCGGCGAACTTCCCCCCCTCCATATACGCGAGTCGTCATACCAATCTGAAAAATGACGTCTTCGGCCTTTTGCGGCGTCGGGAAGCTTCCATCCTTGGAGTAGCACTCGATATCGAAGCTCATAATTTTGATTGGTGCAATGTCGTCTCGATCTAGCGGTTTCACGAGGTCAATACGTGGCGCCCAGAGGCTCACGTCGCATGACGTGGAAAAGTCGGGCTCGCAGTCCGAAACCTCGAACCAGCCCGTGGATTTGATTCCAGTGACGTGCATGAAGCGCAGGACGGGGTCGATATTTGACTCGTAAATTTTAAGCCGGCCGAAGCTCTTGAGATCTTCCCACCTGTCGTCGCGCTCCTTGACTTTCTCCACTGCAGAAGCGCACATGCGCATGGCGCGACACGTCTTAAACTCAAGTCGGATGAAACGAGACAGAAGACCATTCTGAAAACCCCATAGATCCTTGGCGTGAATCTCCCGAACATCTTTGAGGTCACTCCTAAAATGATTTTGAATTGCCGCCTTGAAATCAGGGAAGGAATGTCCTCGACGAATTTTAATGTAAAAATAGGGGTTGAAAGGAACGCCTACGGCTAGTGATTTTCCATCTTCGCACCTGCCATAAATTCTGACTGTAAATTGTCCGTCTATATCATTCCCTTCCCAGGCAACAGCCTGACACTTCATCGTATCATTTCAGGGAATTTTATCTTAAAGTAAAGTAAATGAGCCGTGTTTGGTTTATTCACGTAGATACATCTTCGAACAAGGCCAACACTGTTATCAAGAGCAACGCTTTCAACTCGTTTGATTGTTCAGTCCTTCTTGGTCAGACCCATACTCGCGTGAAGCGTGTGGCTCTCAAGTCGGCCGAGATACCACTCGGGTTCTACAACATTCGCGCACCCTATAACACCCTTACTCTCAACATTCTGAGCGTGCTCACGAGCTACACATTTACTCCGGGAAATTACTCAGCATCTACATTCGTATCCACTATTAACAACACCATCACGACTGCGGTGGGTAGTTTTGCCATTAACGGCACGACTAATAAGATTACATACACATCAGTATCTGGAGCAACCAGAATAGTGGCAGACCCCGGAACTCTAGGCCACCTTTTGGGATTTACGAATGACCAATTGGGCGTCAGTTTCACCGCCAACAAGTCTTACAATATAGATTTTGACAATTACATAAATATATATATCGAGAACCTTCGCAACTCATGCATGGAGCCCTATGCCTGCACATATAAAATCCCCATCACTGTGCTCAAGGGTGGTGTTCAGAACTTCCTGTCCGACAGTTACTTCAAGCAGTCTATTGAAATTTTCGATCCAAATTACAAGGTAAATCGCCTCAATATTCAGGTCCGCGATCGGTTCGGTAATCCACTGGATAACAATGGTCTTGATTGGTCTTTCACGCTAGAGGTCGAGTCGGACAATTAGGCCCACTTTTTTTCGCCCGCAAAAGTAATATGAGTAGAACCATTGATGGTATAATTGGTACTGCTTCAAAGAATGCTCCAGTACCACAATTTCGCCCATATGATTTCGGCACTGATGCCATCGAGCGCCAGCGTGTGTCGCTCGGCCAGTCTCTCATCGATGCCGATTTCGAGTATGGAATTCAGCAGACGAAGTGGCAGACCCACCAGGAGATTCGCAAGACGCCCAGTTTCTACGAAATTCCAGGTACTGATCTCGTCATATCTGCTGTAGCCGCAGATGGGCGACCCATCGTTTCAAACGTTCTCGTCACAACCTCCTCAACTGTACCTGCTATAGGTTCAATCGTCACCGTGACGGGTCTTTCCAACTTTACCCGAACGGCTGATCGCGCCGAAGGTTTCTTCCTCGTGACTGCCAACACGGCAGTTCCAGATTACTTCACTTCTCTTCCAGCCAACACATTTGCTTATCGCGCGAAGGGTGCCATCGCGGTTGGTTCTCTTTTCACCACATCCACCACTTACCGTCGTGGAGGTGTGTTCAACACGGGCAATTGCTCAATTCGCATTGATAATATCAATCAGTCTGGCACGACTGTGACTGTCAGAACGTCAAATATCCACGGTATGCTTCCAGGCACGCCAATTACGTCCAACAACTGGTCTGGGCCAGGCGTCGCCGGTGTGAATGGCAACTTTTTCGTCGAGGGTGTGCCTTCCGGAAACGTCTTCACTTACACGTCTTATTTCGCCGGAGCCCCAACGAGCATCTCCGGTGGCTCCATCTTCGTCCAGCCTTATTCCACCGTGACTCATCGTCCATTCGACGGCGGGGTGCTTTTGACCCCCGTCGTGACTACACACGGCGCCAACATCGTGCGTCAGTCCAAGAAGGTGTTCCGGTACCAGTCTGGCAAGGGTCTGCTCTGGTCCTCTGGCACCCTCTTTTGCCCCAATAACGACATTGCTCGCGTCACCGCAAGTGGTCTTGCGGTTGGCAGCAATATCACAGTCATCACTGACGTGTATCACGGAGCACAGGTGGGTGCAGGCGTGGCCATCCGCGGCATTCGGGATCTAGGGTTCAACGGAACCTACATAATTAGCTCTGTAAATGACTCGCGCTCACTGAATGTCATCGCCACAACTACCCTCGGATCTTTAACTCCTGCTTTTCAGGAGCAGCCGCGCTTCATCATAACCAACTGGCACGGGGCGTGCGCTCGTGCAGGCTGCTTCGATGATCAGAACGGCCTTTTCTGGGAGTACGATGGACTGAACCTTTGGGTCGTCAAACGCTCCGCCACCTTCCAGCTCGCTGGAACTGTCACCACCACCGTCGCCGGCCAACTTCTGCTAGGCAACACTTATACCGATGACACAATCGGTATCGCAACGATTCAGTCTCAGGGCGGCACCTTTGCAGCTCAAGTGAATCCAGGTGACGTGTCAGCCGTCATCACCCTCACATCAACAACTGGAACTTTTATTAATAATATGCACTGCATAACCGGGTTCCTCCCAGGGTTCCTCGATACAGTCTATATTATATCAGTAGATAGTCCTACACAAATTACTATAGGGTTCTTACCCATGTCGCCACTTTTAACAATCGCATCAGGTACAAAAACACCAGCACTTGTTCTAACGTTCCTTTATCCCGTGACTCGTTTCCAAGAACAGCTAAAAGTGAATGACAAGTTTGTTTTGCGTGGGATGGCTCACGTCGTGACGAGTATTGCATCCCAGGGGGTTCTCACGTTCAACCCACCTTACAGAGGGTCTTCAAATCCGCCCAATCCCCTCAAGGCATCGCGAGTGCGAGAGCAGAGAACTCCACAATCCCAGTGGAACAGAGATCCATGCGACGGCACGGGTGCTTCAGGTTACCGTGTCGACTTGACAAAGATGCAAATGATTGGTCTCCAATACACCTGGTACGGAGCTGGTTTCATTGATTACATGATTCGTGGGTCTGACGGCAACTGGGTCTATTGCCACAGATACCGCCAAAACAACGTGAATGACGAAGCTTACATGCGCACTGGTAATCAGCCTGTACGATATGAGCTCATTAATGAGATGAATACCGCCGTTTCGACTCTCAACGGTCAAATCACAACCACCACGACTAACGTCCTCCTCAATGACGACACCACCTATTGGCCAGATACCGGCACGGTTCTTGTAGACTCTGAATTTATCAAGTATGGTTCCAAGGCTCCTTTTGCTCTCAATAATCTAACTCGGTCATCGCCAATTACTTACGTGATCAACGACTTGCCAAAGACGTTTGCTGCTTCTGGAGCCACCAGTCACGCCTCCAACGCATCGGTTGTTCTGTGTAGCATCACCTGCACACCCAGTTTGACTCACTGGGGTTCGGCTCTTCTCATGGATGGCCAGTTTGATGGCGATCGTGGATACTACTTCAACTACGCCAACACCTGTACAGTGTCGCTCACAGCTTACGCCACCCCAACCCCCATCTTCCTTCTGCGCCTCGCTCCTTCCGTCAGCAACGGTATTGTAGGCAACATGGGGGATCGCGATCTCATCAATCGCGCACAGATTCTCCTCCAAAGAATGGAGGTGACGGCAAACAGAACGATCCGAGTCACCGGTATCATTAATCCTCAAGGAATTTCAAATGTAAGATATTACAATATTAATTCAACCTTTTACCAAGGTCAGCCCAGTTTTACGCAGGTCAGCAACACCTTCTCAGGTGGAACCACCTATACTGGCGGCGAGCGCATCTTCTCTTCTATTTGCGCAGCAAACAGCTTGAACGTGCTTGATCTCTCAGCTCTTAAAGAGCTTTCCAACGGCGTCATCGGTGGGCAGGATTTCTTCCCCGACGGCCCGGATACCCTCCTAATTAACATTCAAAATTTGGATCCCGCAGGTGCAGCCACAAACTCCATCATCAACCTGTATTGGTCTGAAGCACAGGCCTAAATAAGGAACTCTGTCTATTTCAACTAAATGAAATTCAAATGCACATCTAGGTGCCATTTCTGCAAAGTCCCTCTGAACCCCTATTTAGAGGCCATAGGGACTTTCGACTACTTAAAGGCCATCACGTGGAGCTGTATGAGCCCAATCGACGTAACGGCCAATGACCGCTGGCTGAGAATTCTCAGCTATAACAAAACTGTACCGGTGTGCAGGGACTGCTATAAACTCAAATATTACAAAATTAATTTTAAAGAACTTTTAGACAGGGAAATTACTGGAAAGTCCCAATTTAAAAAGCCTATTCGTGCGGCTAAAACTGATAGCGAGCTCCTAGACTGGCAAAAGCAGATGGATTTATATAATCGCCAGCCAGATGCTCTTACTTTTTATGATTTAGATATGCCTTATTTGCCTGATTACACGCCTGGTATAGTACTTATTCAGTGATGGACGTGCTATCCGGCGCCAGCTCCTCGACCTGGGCCACGGTGTAGTTCTCCAGAATCAGCTGAGCGATGCGGTATCCCGGCTTGATGCGGAAAGGGAACCGCAGATCGGTGTTGATCAGCACCACCTTGAGCTCGTCCTTGTAATCGGGATCCACGACGCCACCAAGAACATCCAGACCGTGCTTCACGGCCAGTCCAGTGCGAGCAGCAATGCGACCATAGGTTCCGGGTGGGAGCTGCACGGTAATACCGGTTCCGACCACCTCACGATGGCCTGGAGGGATAATGTAATTATCAGCGGCGTAAATATCGTATCCAGCCGCACCCTCGGTGGCGCGGGTGGGGAGGAGGGCCTCAGGAACCAGCTTGCGGGCATAGAGTGCCATGTACTCATTACACTAGTCTAAGCTTTAATACACTCGATCTGGAAAGTAACAACTTGACTCTTTGACCATGTCAAAAAGCAACTCAGTGCGAGGAATAGAGCCCATCGGGGAATGACAAAGTTAATCGGGTCGAGAGCAAATGTCTTGATTTCATCCAAGGAGGTGGGCATTTTAAGAATAAAATACCCTAATCTTTAAATGGCGTCCAAGTCTCTCCTGCTCGACATAGATGGGGTCTTGCTGCGTGACAAGGCTCTCTCTAATCACGTTCGCGCAAACTGTGTGCGTTATGTCAAGCACAAGGTCCCCTCGTGCAAGGATCCAGCCAGGCTGAATTCCGCGTTTTTCAAGGCGTATGGTCACACGGCCAGGGGTATGCAGCGCGTCCTCGATATTGACTCTTCAGATTTCAATAAGGAGGTGTATGACAAAAAGCTGATAAATCACCTGTGGTCGGTCCTGTCAAGCACTGAATTTCAGAAGGATGCTATTGAAATTCACTCGTGGGCCAAGGAGGGGTGGAAGATCCAGCTCTTCTCAAACAGCCCACTCGAGTGGGCCCTTCCGGTGGCTCACTCAATTTCAGATGAAATTGGTATTGCATGTGATGGAATCTATCTGAAACCAGAGCCTGGTGCGTATATGAAATTTGATCATAAAATCAAGCACACTTTTGTAGATGACTCCCTTCGAAACTTGGATACAGTGAATGGTATGAGCATGTGGAGACCAGTCCATTTTTCTCCATTGGGTCAAATGAGCGACTATCCCACGGTGGGTTCAATCGATTTTCTAGGTACTTATCTTCGTGAGGCGCCCCCCGCGCGGAGTAACACTTAAATTATTATACTATGGATTAGTAATGAGACTTCCAGTGCCATTTGAGCCAGTTGATTTCTATTACTCCGAGGCGCCCCTTGAGAGTCCAGTTGAACTCTGGATCGGTAACCAGTTTATCGCCACTTCTAATGAAGATGATCTGATCTTCTTCGAGGGCAACCCACCCCTGCCCATCAACTTCGTGACCACCAACGAGGTGGAGCTGCGGTGGCCAAGTGGGAGCGTGGGAGTCTGGTCAAACATCTACGCCAACACGCTGAATGCCATCGTGACGTCAAATGTAGCCAACGTGCAGGATGCCAACGCCATCATCATCCCAGCCTACGACTCCGGCGCAGTGGATGTAGCCGTGACCAATAATGAAGGCAAGAAGAATATTCTGGTCTTCACGAGCAACATCTGTGGGTTGAAGTTCAACGACTGGAGTTAAAGTTTTTATGTCCTAAATAATAAATGCAGATCTTCGTGAAGACCCTGACCGGCAAGACTATCACTCTTGAGATTGAGTCTAGTGATACTATTGCAAATCTAAAGGCTAAGATTAGTGATAAGGAAGGAATTCCTCCAGATCAGCAGCGTTTGATTTTTGCGGGCAAGCAGCTTGAGGACGACCGGACTATGGCGGACTACAACATCCAGAAGGAATCAACCCTGCACCTGGTTCTCCGTCTGCGCGGGGGGTGCTAGACCAAAAATAGATCTAATTTCACCGGCAGACTTTCCACGAAGGCTGTCAGCCACAACCTTGCATCCGTGATCGAGGAGCTCCTCGTATGCAAGGAAGTCGCACGCAAGCAGCAAAGGAGTCAGGTCCTCACGCGACTCCAGTTTTCCCTTGGCGTGATAGTCTATGATGCGCTTTAGCACGTCAGAATCGACATTCGGCAAGGGGATGGTGCAGGCGCCGTCAGTCGCGTCCAGTGCGCCAACCAACGTCCCGCACCTATTCACGAGGTCAGGGTGAATATCGAACGATCTGTTGTCACAGGTTATCACTGTAGCCATACCTACATATAGTTCTTGAGCTTTAATAGACTATGGAAAATATAATTTACAAAATTGCTTGTCATGCAGATAGACCTACACGAGAAGCCCTTGGGTACGACATGGACACGTGTATAAAAAAGAAGGTTCCCCCTCTAAGACTTTCTAATTTTGATTTAAAATTAAGATTTGAAATAGAATACCGTGGAGCCTTGTACTACATACGTTTTCAATCGACTAAATCTGAAGGACGGTGGATCACGTGGCATCTTCATGGGAGAAACCCAGCAATTGCAGTTTATAGAGGAGGGAAACTGCGCACGTTCGCAGTTTTCGAGTATGAAACTGGTGTAAAATGGATAAAAATCACAGGCTAAGTCTTTTGCTTCTGACGGTATCCTTGTGCCAGTGCTGGCGTACCGCGAGGCTCTACACAACAGTATTTCCAAATAATAATTTCAGTGAGAATACCAGGATGGACTGCTTCAGACCAAGAAAGGAAATTTTGTATGTAATTTTACCATATTTCAACTACTGTGGGTTTAAGCGCCGTCGTGATCTCTTTGTCGATTTCATAGATAGGTACGGAAAGGAACCTGGAATTAAAATTGTAGTGGCTGAAGCAGTCGGTAAAGCGCCTCTTCCCAAGCTCGATGTATTAAAGCACCTCAAATTTCAGACTGAAAGCCCACTGTGGATAAAGGAGAACCTGATAAATCTGGCTATTGCTCAACTCCCTTCTTCATGGAAGTACGTGGCTTGGATCGACGCCGACTTGTTATTTTTGAATGCAGATTGGGTGGAGGATACCATCGAGGCTCTACAGACGGCGGATTTCGTGCAGATGTGGCAGACGGCGGTGAATCTGGGGCCGTGTGGGGAGGCTATGAAGATTGACAAGAGCTTCGGTTACATGCACGTGAAGAGCGGCCGACCTTACACACAGACGGACAAGTACGGCTTTTGGCACCCCGGATACGCGTGGGCCGCGAAGAGGGCGGTTATGGATCACCTCGGCGGCGTACTAGACTGGGCCGTTCTTGGATCGGCCGACAGACACATGGCCTTGGCCCTCGTAGATCGAGTGGAATGGAGCGCGCCTGGCACGATTCACCCCAACTACAAAGCCATGCTCTTGCAGTACCAAGCCGCGTGCAAACACATGACCCTGACGTACGTTCCAGGAACCATCCTCCACTTGTGGCACGGCAGACTCGAGGACCGCAAGTACAGGGAACGGTGGGACATACTCACTAAGAACAAGTTCGACCCCGCAACCGATACCGTATTCACTAAGAAAGGGATCCTCGTTTTGACGGAAAAGGGAAAGAGACTGGAGAAAGAATTGTTAGAGTATTTTGTAGGGCGTAAAGAAGATGCTTGATGGTAATATAGTATGCCATTCATCATTGATTTTATGATAGGTCTAGGTGTAGGTCTTTTACTTAACGGAAGAAAACGTAAGACTTTTAGTGATGTCAATACCCAAGTTGATGAGATCCACATTTCACATAGTCCTCCTATTTTGATTCCTAATTCTAAATCAAAATTCATTCCATATCTCAAGAACTTTTGGGGACCGGACTCAGGTTAGATGTATATATTCATTCTTTTATCAAATGGAATTCCATTGAACTTTGTGGTTGCAGCTGAAGTGTAAGCTCCCATTCTTGGCCAGACCAACCAATTTCCATATGAAATTGAAGAAGGTAGCATGGCATCGGTTTGGATCACGTCTCCGCCGTCGCAGGTGGCGCCGAATATGGTCATGGGCTCTAGTACGCTCGGTGCAGCGTCTAATAACCAGAATGACGGTTTGGCGTGGTCGAAGAGAACGCAGTTGAATGCGCCGTACAACGACTCACTGATTGTAATTCCCTTGCCCTTCTTTCCCATGACGGGGGTCAAGAGAGTTGCCACGTGTTCGGCAAAGTACCGGCCGGGCTCGGCTATAAATTCGAATTTAGAATCAAAATTGGAAATTTCTTTGTTAATCATGGATGGTAGGGGACCTAGGTCAAACACGTTGTTTGAGGAAAACCCCCCTCCAATATCTATAATCCGTGGGTTAAACCCATGCGTCTCGGCCAAGGTTACTGCTCTACGCGCCTTGACCAGTGCCTCAACAAATGCTTCCGCGCTTGACGCCATCGAACCCACGTGGAAGGATATTCCAACGAGATTCAGGCTCAACCGCGAGCACACATCAAGTAGTTCGGGCCAATCCTCCTCCTCGGCACCGTACTTGTTCCCCAAATTACAGCGGGCTCCCGGGTCGTCTGCGCGAATACGCAACAGAACCTCCACACCCCCGTTGAGTGCAATTTTTTGGAGCTCGCACACGCTATCAAACGTGGTCCGCTTTACATTACTATTTATAGCTAGACGAATATCTTCAGATCGTTTGCACGGATTCGCGTAAATGATCCTGTCTGGACTTGCTCCTAATTTCAAAACTAAATTGAACTCTGCCGGGGTGGCACAGTCAAATGAAGAACCGAGATTCACCAAGTGTTGAACTAGAACAGGGTCAGGATTGCATTTCACCGCGTAATATGGAGTCACTGTAGGGAATGCCCTTTTCCACTCCTCATAGGCTTGTGTTAGTACATCGAGATCATAAACATAAAAAGAGTCAGAAGGCCCATGGGTCCTGAAGAGTTCTTGTAGAACTCCGACCCCCACCATCCAGAGGTACTTGTCCTGGAGATTTTATTTTAAAGCCAACAGCACCTAAACTAACAAGATGGCTCCTCCAATTTTCTTCATTCTCGATCGCTCAGGTTCTATGGATTCAATTCGGGACGACGTGATTGGAGGGTACAATGCATTCATTAATGATCAAAAGAATCTGACCCCGGATTCACTTGCGACCCTTTGGCAGTTTGATAATGAGATTCTAATTTCATATGAAAATATCACTATGCGCGACGCTCCTCTTTTGAGCCGCGAGACGTATTGCCCTCGTGGCGGGACTCACCTGATGGACACCCTGGGAAAGGCGCTTGATGTTCCTCCAGTGGCCGAGCCTCCCATGATCATCATCTTCACGGATGGCGAGGAGAATGGCTCCACAAAGTTTAGCAAGTCTCAAATCAAGGAGAAGATTACACAGAGGACCAGTGAGGGTTGGACCTTTGTGTATATGGGGGCGAACCAAGATGCGTTCGCTGAGGCTGGTGATATTGGAATCGCACCTGCTGCGACTCTTGATTTCGATGTGACGCGCACGCCAGACGCGTTTAGGACTCTGTCGGCCGCTGCGAGCCAGCGAATTTAGGTTTCGGCTGATTTCAAAACACCATTGAGCGCCTTGGCGGCATTCTCAATTGCACCGGCGTTCTCCGCAGTGTGCTCGGCTAAATTCTTTTTGGCGCGAGCGGCATTCTCAATGGCTGCAACTGGGTTCTGGGGGGCGTTGGCAGCGGTTGCAGATCCACTGGCGTCACTTGGCATGGTGCCCACCATGTTCGCTGCATTGTCGCTAGATCCACCGAGTGCAGTAACTATTGCGAAGATCACACCCCCAACAATCATGAGAGGGCCGATAACGACGCCGGCAATCCACGGCGACTTGTCCTTTTCAGCCTTGGTCTTCAGCTTGGCGATATATGCTGAGCTCACCGACATAATGACTATACCCAGAATAATCATAGCAGCCGCGATCATATACTTGGTAGTTGGCGCCACCATTTAATATCTTACAACAATTTTATTCTGTACCTGGCACCTAGGGCTTTTTCAGTCGCCCGAGCCGCCGCCTGTAGGTTAGGCTTTGACCACAGCAGCCACCTGGACCAAAATCCAGCCGTGTATCTACCTGCTGAACCCCACGCCTCGCGCTTGCGGTGCCTGTCTAGGTACCTTCTCATGCGCACAGGGTCCTTGTGTATCGTGTAATCAGAATACCCACGTCTCCCAAAGCTCACAGACTTGCCCTCTGGGAAGACGGCCTTGAACTTATAAGGCCATCTGGCCCTGGAAACCTTTATCACCGATTTCATTTCAAGCTAATTCTAATTGAGATATAAATCAAGAGTGCGAGCAGGAGAACCTGGAACACCGCGTATCCTGCGAGCCACGGAGTCACCACGTTGTTCTCCATAATCATATTTAAGACTTGCTTACTTATAGAGTCATCTTCATCATCGGTGGCCATGGATAGATACCTTAATAAAAGGCTACAAATTTTAGAAACGAATTTCACGAGTATTGGACAGTGTGTTTGCGTACTCGGCAAGTCGGGTATAGGAAAGACGTATGCAGTGAATCGAGCCCTTGGTGGTCACTACATCGAATTAACATCTGAAATTCTTCGGAGCAAACAGGGAACAATAGACTTCCTGGAGAAACTCGAAAACACGGATACTCCTGTAGTAATAGATGAGTACGAAACCCTATCAGATCTGGTGGGCCTCCGTGAAATCATCCACCCTCCAACCAAGGGTAAATTTATAATTATTTCTCAAATTCCTATCGATCACAAATTTAACTTTGAAATTAAGACGTACCAATTTCCGGTGCCAACAGTCACTGACGTGAAGAAGCTGTTCCCATCGGCCAGTGATCAGCTCATAGAAGAGTCAAAGGGGGATCTCCGGTACGTAATCAGAGGGCAGACGTTCGACTCTGACAAGCCTGATGAGTTCAAATCTCCACGTGAATTCATCACCGGTCTCGTTTCTAAATATTCAACCATAAATCCCATGAAGTACATAGGTCATCCAATTCAAGAACCTGGAAATATGGTTTCAATTTTGCAGGAAAATTACATCGATGCAAAAGGGATTGATATAAATGCCGTAGCGGATCTCATGTGTGAGGCGAATATATTTGAGAACAAAATGTACGAGGATGGGCAATGGGATCTTATGCATTATTACAATTTACTAGGCTGTATTCAACCTGCGATAGTAATAGGACATAGGCTTGATCCTGCCAAGATGCGGCCTGGGAGCACTTGGACGAAGCACCAAAACATGTGTATGCGCGAAAAGAGGCTGAATGCTATAGCACGCAGGGTTCCTCATGCTCATCTTGATCACGAGGCTCTCCTGCTCTTGAGAACATACGCTGAAAATGGAAACTTGGATATACTTCGCGAATATAGAATTGAAAGCAAGGATGTTGATGTTTTAAATCATATTTCTCCTCTGAGAAAACTGAATCCGAAGGTTCTTAGTCACATTAAAAAGAATCTCTAGTCCTCCTTGGTCTCTGGCACCTCGTCCTCTGGGTCCTCCTCTGGGATGGGGGCGGCCACCTCATCCTTCTTGATGGGCTCGGGCTGAACCAAAGGGAAGCGAATGTTGGGCTTCTTATCCATAAACTTCTTGTACAGGTAGAAACCGAGAACAAGAATCACAACAATTGCCACTATGTTGAATACGTTAAAGGGGGAGGTGCTAACAGCCTCCTGAATACGGGCACGGGAAGCGTGATCTACGACTGGGGGTACGCCGCTCATTACTAGAAAAATAGGTTTTTTGCACGGCCCCTAAGCGCACGTGACCCTAATTTCAATTCAAAATGGAGATTGACCATTTATGGTCCGCCTTTCCCAATTTCCAAGACGCAGAATTCACTGGGCGGGTGGATAAGGCGAGTGAATATATGTGCCGTTTCTGCAACTCGCCCAAGACATTCAACGGTCAGGATGAGTGTGGGTCTATCGACCTACCGACATGTACAAACTGCGGCGCCATGGATTCAGAGTATATGTGCGACGAGCCCGAGTGGCGCACTGGGGGAGATGACGGGGAGGCGGCTGACCCGTCCCGCTGCGGTGCGCCTGAGAACCTAGACCACTTTTCAGTCACGTGGAACATCGGCACTTTGATTCGTCAGGTTGGATTTACCGCTGGCAATTTCTCACGAGTAAATACCCTGAAGCGGCGCCAACTTCACACCAATGTCAATCACCGCGACCGCAGCCTCTTTCACGCTTACGCTGGTATGGACAAGATTGGCAAGGATGTGCTGGGGCTGCCTGACAACATCATGTACCTGGCCAAGGTCAAGTACCGAAAGTTCAACGAGAATGTGCTGACTCGCGGCGCTGTGCGTACCGGCATCAAAGCGAATTGCATCTTTCAGGCGTGTCGCGAGCTCGGTGTGGCTCGCACGACACACGAGGTTGCAGAGGCGTTCGGCATCCCTTCCCGCGACATCAGTCGAACTTTTGAGATTTACCAAGAGCAGGTTCCCGAGACGGACGTGCATATTACCGGGCCAGCAGATCTCGTCCCGCGCTTCTTCAACGCCATCACACACGTGCCCGATTTTGCAAGGGGGCGGGTCAAGTGCAGCATCATCAAGGCGTGCGATTCCCTCGACGACTGCGTCGAGCTCATGGGTCGCACACCCAAGGCGGTGGTGTGCGCCGTCATGTATATCATCCTGGGTAAATCGAGTTATCCAATTTCCAAGGCGGATATTTGCAGAATTTGTGATGTTTCTGGTCCTACTTTGGCCAAGATTGAAGCGATAGTTAAGGGCAAGCTGACTTGATTGTGTAATGGCCGAGCAGATTGTTCTATTCGTTAGCACTCCTTGTTACGGTGGTCTTTGTCTCCAGCAGTATGCCGAGTCCATCCTTCGTCTCCAGCGCACAGCGGCAGCGGCAGGTATTCAGATGATGCTCGACACCACCGAGAACGAGTCCCTCGTGCATCGCGCCCGTAACCTCGCAGTGGCCCGCTTCTATCAGAAGACGCAGGCTACCCACTTCATGTTTATTGACGCCGACATTCACTTTGATCCCGAGTCGGTCATCCGTCTGGTCAAGTCTGAGCACGATATTTCAGTTGCAATTTACCCCAAGAAGTGCGTCATGTTCGATCAGGCTGAGGCTGCCGTGAAGAATGACGAGAAGAAGGATCTGGACCGCGTCAGCTCTTCACTGGTCATGAATTTCAAGTACTCGAACACCCCTGTTCAGAATGGGTTTGCGGAGGTGCTGGACGGCCCGACCGGCTTCATGGTCGTCAAGCGCCACGTATTCACGCAGATGTTTGAGAAGTA